GTGACAAAGCCGTCGTGAAACTGTACGTTGTACCGTGTGCCACCAGCCCAGCCCAGAGACTCTAGTCCCTGAAGCCAAACCCGTGCGCCTTTCTTGGTTGGCGCTACAACTGTGCGCCCTGTTTGTTTGCACATCGTCAATCCTCCCAGATTGTTGGTTACCTAGACGCGCACCTCCGGCGCGTTTCGCTTGCTCCCGCAATGCTCATCAGTAGGTTTTAAAGTCGGAAACTGTCGTCGATCATCTTAAGACGGTTAACAAGGGCGTTCGCGGCGTGTTGGTAACCGGCGTATCGACCCTCTTTCCATTCTGCCATTTCGTGCATGTCTTTTTGCCTGTATCGTTTCGCCTCCTCTTTGTCTCCCGTAGCAAATGCTCGCATCTGCGTCAGGTATCGGTCGATCTGTTCGTTGATTAGTCTTAACTTTGTTTCTGCGTCCATTGTTTATCCCTCGATTCTAAAGCAGTTTAAGATTTTTCGGCGTCCTGCCGTATTTGCTGTCCAATCTTGCATCACTCCGTCAACAATCGCAAGCGCGTGTTTGTTGACTCTGACGTAGAAAGTACCCTTGCGGTAAGTCTTGGCAAACCGATTGATTGTCATGCCTGTTGCAAAGTCAACGTGCGAGATCGTTTTGCCCTCTTTTTCTGCGGCTTCGCGCAGTGCTGGCAACCAGACCGACATCCGCATTCCGCAACGATTCTTGCGGCCATGCTTTGCCATGTGGCGATGCGCTTTGCCGAATGACCAATCCATTGTGCAAGCCAGTGCAACCACTGTACAGCAACCGTTCTCGCGGTACTGCATGATCGTTTGGTGCATAGTGCCGTCGTATTTCTGTTGCATTTTAAATGCTCCGTGTTGTTGTAGAGTATCAACAAAAGACACATCGTCTGTGCCCTTTGGCGATACCCTACGCGCTCCGCTATCTTCCCAGTTGCGTGGATTGTCTGCCCGTTGCGGTAGGGTTGCGCGAGTGGTTACCGTGTGGATTGTCTGCCCGTTGCGGTTCCCGATGCGCTCAAGCGGAGCGGTAGGAGTATCTCACTGGACGCTCGCGTTGAGCGCTGGTTTACCCTCTGTCGGATGGCTCTCTGGACTAGGGCAATCCCTAGTTGATCCGTTGAACGTCTAACAGGCTACGGTGAGCCGTTACCAGTGTCGAAGGCGGATTACCCTCTGCAACCTCTGACGCGTGTTGCTTACTTTGGCGTTCGGGGACTTTGGATTGCCTCTGTCCCGTACTAGTACCCACAACCCTCTAACCTCTGCGAGGGGTCTCTTTGGGGCTTTCCGGTGAGCCGGTAGCGACATCCGCCGAGACAGGGCCACCATATCGAGTGGTTCAGAGATTGCAAGACTTTTTTTAACTTTTTTTTAATCTCACGGTAAATCAGTGACTTACAAACGGTTTGAACCCTTGAAAAATGTAAACGTGCATCAGATTACTACAAAATCCACTGGTTAAATTTTGACCACTTAATCGCACCAACTGGTTAAATTTTGATCACTTCGGGAGCACTTAAGCACAAACCGTGCCAACTTTGCTGGATGTGTCTGGTGTGTCGTGTGTCTGCCAGAGGGTACTTCCTCGGCTCTCACTCTCGCGGATTCTCGCGTTGCAACCCGTGCTGCCCGATGCGACCCAGCGCCTCGCGTTGCCCCGTGACTTCCTCGTTTCTGCATTTAAGGAAGTTAGAGACACGGGTGCCCCCTTGAAGACCCCCCGCCCCCCGAGTTGGCCGATGTCGTCGCGCGTGGTTGCCACCCAAGTTCGCAAGAGGGCAATTTAAGAAAAAATACCAGAAAAGAAAGTAGTTTTTACGTAAGATAAACTGCTGTTTTCACTTGTGTTTTCTTCTGGGCGGGAATACAGAGTTAAATTAGTTAAAAAAAGACTTGACATTTGGTTAAAAATGTGGTAAAATATAGAGTAGATACTGAGATAATAATTAAGGAAGTGTTCGTATAGATCCCTTCTTCTGTTATCTTAGGCAAGGGACTCATGCGAACCACGGTTAAACACAAGGACACAGGAGAATGTCAAATAATGACACCCTAGAAGCCCAAGCACAAGAAAGAAAAGAAATAAATTTAAGAAAAAGGTCTAGGGGTAGACCAAAAAAGAAAGAAATATCAGCTAAATCTAAGGGCGGTAGAGGGGTTCGTGGGCGTCCTAAAGGTGACGCAGCGATAATTAACGAATATAAAGCTAGAATGTTAGCTAGTCCTAAGTCAGCTAAAGTCTTGGAGACTATATTTGAAGCTGCTTTAGACCACGACCACAAGAATCAAGCTGCTGCTTGGAAGTTAGTAATGGACAGGATACTACCTGTAGGTGCATTTGAGAAGGAGGTCACCAAAGATGGAGGACGAAGTGCGATCCAGATTAATATCACTGGGGTTGGAGGCGCAACAGTTGATTCTAGCTATCCAGAGAGTAGCACAATCGAAGGTGAACTCGTTGATTGACGAAGCTGAAGGTCAATCTGAACTGTTCTTTGAGTACTTAAGGACTAAAACCTCTTGAGACACTTCACCGTAGCTGAGTTCGACTGCCAACACACAAGCGAAAACAACATGGAACCAGAGTTCATGGAATTAGTAGATGAACTAAGGGATCGGTGTGGTTTTCCTTTTGTTATCACCAGTGGCTTTAGAAGCCCTGCCCACCCCATAGAAGCCAAGAAAGATGTACCAGGAACCCATTCGCAAGGAATAGCGGCAGACATAAAAATAACTAGCTCTGCTCAGCGGTACACAATAATAAGAGAGGCGCTTCAGTTGGGCTTTACGGGTATAGGCGTCGCTGGTGACTTTATTCACGTAGACACACGGGGTTCTGCTCCTGTGATTTGGGTATACTGATGCTGTACACTAAAAACGCTAACGTAACAACCACAGACGAATCTACTATTGTTACAATCCCTAGCGGTTACGTAGCCCACTGGAACATGCTGTTCGTAAGTAACTTAGGTGGTTCTACTAACGGTGCAGGTATCTACGTATCTAAAGCAGACACAACCCGCATCGACATCTTAGGTGGTGGTAACGTGTCATCTAAGGAGTACATATTGTTAACTGACGGTGTGTTTGTTCTTCAGGCTGGTGACGCCATCAAAGCGTACACGACTGCCGCTGGAGACATGGAGTTTGTTGTAACCTTTGACTTGTTGGAACAACCAGCAGTATTTGTAAACTTTAACGGAGCGTAACTTAATGAAATATCTTGCAGCCTTTCTTTTTCTTTTCTCGTCTTTGTCTTTTAGCCAAACCGTAATTAACTACGATGACGGATCTACTTACACGTTAGAAAACAACGAACACATTTTTGTAACAACACACAAAGTTTACTCTAAAAGTAATTATAAAAGAGGAGGTGTTCATTTTAAACCAGTAAACGAAAACAAAAAACGTGACTACGTACCTGATCCAGACGGTACTGATGACATGGTTATAGGTTCTCACGAATGGTGTTTAGCATACGTACCGTGGCACGAAGGATTAACCTTTGACATGATTTCTTGGCAACGCTCGTGTGATACTAATGGTGATGACAAATACAACGAAAACGACGAAGGATGGGAGGGTTAATTATGCCAAGAAGGATAACAGGAAGAGGAAAAATAGGTCGAGGGGGGCGTAATCGTCCACAGGGCGAGACGGGACGACCGCTAACGCCACCACCAGCAGTACCTAAACCAAAAACAAAAAAGCGACCATTAAAAGGTTAATATTTGACCGACCTAAACGTACAACTGTTGCCGTGGCAGCAGGAAGTCTACTCTGATCCTACTAGGTTCAAAGTAGTAGCCGCTGGGCGAAGGACAGGGAAGTCTCGCCTAGCTGCTTGGATGTTAATTATTAACGCTCTACAGTCCGACAAAGGACACGTTTTTTACGTTGCGCCCACCCAAGGGCAAGCCCGTGACATCATGTGGCAAACCCTGTTGGAGCTAGGACACCCTGTTATATCTGGAAGTCACATCAACAACCTCCAGATCAGGCTGGTCAACGGGGCCACGATTAGTCTCAAGGGAGCCGACAGGCCAGAGACAATGCGTGGTGTGTCCTTGAAGTTTCTCGTGATGGACGAGTACGCAGACATGAAGCCTGACGTATGGGAACAGATTCTTCGTCCAGCACTGGCTGACCAGAAGGGATCAGCGTTGTTCATAGGTACGCCTATGGGCAGGAACCACTTCTACGAATTGTACAAGTACGCAGAGTTAGGTGACGATGAGACTTACAGGGGCTGGCATTTCACCAGCTACGACAATCCAATCTTGGACCCGACTGAAATCGACATGGCAAAGAAATCAATGTCGAGTTACGCCTTTAGACAAGAGTTCATGGCCTCGTTTGAAGCCAGAGGCTC